GGATTGCCATATAAATCTCTTGACCCATTATCAATAGGAATTGAGATATGCAATTGGGGTCCATTGACTTTGAAAGATGGAAAGTATTACAACTATGTAAATAGAGAAGTACCTGTAGATCAAGTATGCAAACTAGATAGACCCTATAAAGGACATCTTTATTATCATGCTTACACTGATGCTCAAATAGAATCTGTAAAGCAGTTACTAATCTACTGGAGTAAAATATGGGATATTCCACTTACATATAATGAAAAGGATATGTGGGAAGTATCCAAGAATGCACTGAGTGCAGTTCCTGGATTATATACTCATAATTCATACAGAAAAGATAAATCAGATATTTCTCCTCAATCTAAGATGATTGAAATGCTTAAATCTTTATCAAAATGAAATTTAGAAACGGTTGGAAAAGTCATAAACCCAGTTGGAGAACAATTACAATAAGATGTAGAGTATCTCTAGTAGATATCTTTTCTTTAGAAATTGATCCTGCAAGAAATTTTTATGCACTTACTGTTTTAAATTTTACAATTAAGAATAGATAATATTACTTAATCTTCTCTAAGTAAGATAATCCAGGTATATACAGTACCTGGATTTTTTTGTTTAAATATATCTTGTTTAAACTTTTCTTGTATATTTGTGTAAACTAAAAATATATAAAAATGGAAAATCAATCTCAAGAAAAGGTATTTACACCTGAAGAACTAGAAATGAAAAGAAAAGAAATGCTTAATTTCTATAATGAATCTAAGCCGTATTTAACTGCACAATTAGAACACGAGCAACTACTCTTTCAAATTGATGAAGTAAGATTTAAAAGAACAACTGTTCAAATGCAATATGCTATGTTAATGAATCAAATGGAAAACCCAGATCAATCAGAAGATGATGATTCTGACTTTCCAAATCCAGAGGAAATGCCTTCTCCAAGAAAGCTTAAAAAACAATAGAAATGGCTTTAGTAAATCAAGTACAGAAGAAAGTAGTAATGTCTAAAAAAGACGTTATTAAATATCAGATACTTACTCATTGTTATATTAATAAAATATCATTGAGTGATTCTGATTTTGAGTGCTTGACTTTGCTTAGTACTATAGGACCAATTGAATTATCAAGTTTTTGTTTTGAGGCATCAGATGAACATTTAATTTTTAAGTCAGAACAAACCGTTAGGAATTGTATAAATAAATGTGAAAAGAATGCATTAGTTGTAAAAGATCCAAAAAACAAAAAGGTAATTAGTGTCAATCCTAATTTACAAATACAAACTGAAGGGAACATTCTTTTAGATTATAAATTTCTTGGAAGATGATTCCTAAAAAATCTACACAGTTATTCAAAGAGTTAGCAGAAGAACAAAATGTTCCTTTAGAACTCATACAAGATTTGATAGAGGAGTATTATAAGAATGTAAGAAGTAATTTAACAAGTCTTAGTCATCCTAGAATAAATGTTGAAGGATTAGGTCAATTTGTTGCAAGGCCAGGCTTAATTAAAAAATCAATTCAGAGATACAAAAAAGCATTATCTGCTCATGATACATCAACTTTTAAAGCATACTACAACAAAAAAATGCTTGAAGAAAAAGTTGAAAGTCTTGAAAAAATAGACAAAAAATTAGATGAATCAGAATTGAAAAAAGAACAATTTAAAAAAAATAAAAATGAAAAGTACACTTAAATTAATTTGGGAAAATAGAAAGCAAATTATAGAAGGTATTACTAATAGTGTTGTAAGAGATGAAACTGTAGAAGAAATATCTAAACTGAGATATGCTATCTGTGATGAATGCCCAAGCAAAGGAAAAAAGTGTGCAGTAAAAGGTACAGCCCCTTGCTGCAATGAATGTGGATGTTCACTTACATTTAAAACTAGATCATTATCATCTGAGTGCCCACTTGGTAAATGGCAAGCTGTTGCTACAGAGGAAGAAGAAACTAAACTTGATGAGCTATGAGTATCTTCTTTAATGCAAAAGATCATAGTTATAAGAGTTTAACTACTGAACCTGAAATAGCATGGTATAGTGTAACTACTGTAGTATCATCTTTAAAGAAACCATTTGATGCAAAAAAGACTGCTCAAAAAGTTAGTAAAAATGCTAAGTCTAAATGGCATGGAATAGAACCTAAGATCATTGAAGAGATCTGGGCAAATGAAGCTAAGAGAGCTGTAGACTTAGGTACTTGGTATCATAATCAAAGAGAAGCTGACTTATGTTCTTTGGCATCAATAGAAAGAGAAGGTACAGTAGTTCCAATTTTTGCACCTTTGCCTTTAAAAGATGGTATAAAATATGCACCATCACAAAAACTAGAACCGGGTGTTTATCCAGAGCATATGGTTTATCTTAAGTCTGCAGGCATCTGTGGACAATCAGATCTCGTAGAAGTAGTTAATGGTAGAGTAAATATTATTGATTACAAAACAAATAAAGAAATTAAGATGGAGTCATTCAAGGACTGGGAGGGAATCTCAGAGAAGATGCTCCATCCTATTTCTAATTTGGATGATTGTAATTTTAATCATTACTCATTACAGCTCAGTATCTATATGTATATGATATTGAAACATAATCCAAAGTTATTACCAGGAACAATTTACATTCACCATATTGTGTTTGAAACTGAAGGTAAGGATAAATGGGGATATCCTATTGCAAAATTAGATCTAAATGGAGAACCTATTGTAAAAGATGTTAACTTAATACCAGTACCATATTTATATGATGAAGTAATTGCAGTAATAAATCATATGAAAGATAGTCCAAACTTTATTAAAAGAAAATAACCATGTTTGCAAAATTGTTTGATATTCAAAATGGTGTAGTTGTTCCAACAGAACATTGTTATACATTGAAAGCACTTAAAGATGTTATGGATGAATATCCAGATCAGTATTTAAAAGTATATCTTTATCTGTTCTACATGTGTTGTCCTAATCCAGATATGAATCCATTTTTCTTTGTGCCAGAACAGGATAAGGAACACCTTATTCTAAAAGAGATAAATGGAGACTTTTCTACAGAGGAAGATACAATCTTTACAGCCTTAAGATTTTGTGAAAGGATGTATGAAACACCTACATCCAGAGCATATAAAGGTATTGCATCCATGTTAGATAGATTAGCCAGATATATGGAAACAACAACCATAACTGCAGGTAGAGATGGTAATATAAATTCCCTGATTGCTGCAGCTAAAAACTATGAAGCAATTAGACAATCCTTTAAAGGAGCTTACAAAGATCTTCAAGAAGAACAATCCAGTAAAGTACGTGGAGGACAAGGACTAGCATATGACATGTAATGAGTGAAATTTATCAAGACATACCAACCTATGATAATGGAAATTGGATAACAACCAGTTTCGAATCTAGAGATGAATTTAAACAGTTTATACTTAATGTGGTTTTTAAAGAACCAGGAAAATACCAGTTCAATAAAACTACCAATGAAATATTTATTGCAGAGTCAACAAGATTTAAAAAAGATGGAATATATTGTGCAGCTCCATTCAAATCAAAAGACTATGTAAATTATTGGGATACCCAAAAGACAAGATGTAGAAAAGGTGTTCTAATTAAAGATGGTGATCTTACATGGTTTATCTGCAGAGAATACTATATGTGGTTAAACTTTCTACCAATCTTTGATAAAGAACAACAAAAGTTTGACTTTGCTAAAATTAGGGATGCCCAATATCATTTAGCACTCTATGAACTTCTAGCAGAATTATCATATAAACATTCAGCAATACTTAAGAAAAGACAGATAGCTTCTTCATATTTCCATATGGGTAAGTTTATAAATCAACAATGGTTTGAGGCTGGGGTTACTCTTAAGATAGGAGCCAGTCTTAAAGATTATATCAATGAGAAAGGATCCTGGAAATTCTTACAGGAATATGCTGCATTTTTAAATGAACACACTGCATGGTATAGACCAATGTCACCAGACAAAGTCATGATGTGGCAACAGAAGATTGAGGTAAGAAAAGGAGACAGAAAGAATGAAGTTGGTCTTAAAGGCACTATACAAGGTATGTCATTTGAGAAAGATCCAACAAATGGTGTAGGGGGTCCAGTTAAATACTTCTTTCATGAGGAGGCTGGGATTGCTCCTAAGATGGATCAGACATATGAGTACATGAGACCAGCAATGAGATCTGGCTTGATTACTACAGGGATGTTTATAGCTGCAGGATCTGTGGGTGACTTGGGTCAGTGTTTACCTTTAAAAGATATGATCTTAAATCCTACTGCAAAAGATATTTATGCAGTACAAACAGACTTAATAGATGATAAAGGTACTACAGGTTTGTCAGGTTTATTTATTCCTGAACAGTGGTCTATGCCTCCATACATAGATGACTATGGTAATTCACTTGTAGAAGAAGCATTAGAAGCTTTAAATCTACAGTTTAAACAATGGAAAGATGAACTAGCTCCTGAAGAGTATCAGTTAAGAATCTCTCAGCATCCTAGAAATATTCATGAGGCTTTTGCAAATAGAACAGTATCTGTATTCCCTACACATTTAGTCTCTGCACAACAAAGAAGAATTGATGATAAAGAATATGCTTATGAGTTTTTAGATATATATGCAGATGAAAATGGAAAGCCT